GGACTCATCCCCGATTGAGTTTTGATCGTGCATCTTTCTTCTCCTTTTGAATACCCTTTTTTATGTATATCATAGCATATTCAAAGTTTTTTGCAAAGTGTTCTACGATACCATTATGGATTATAGCAAACTTTCTACCATCAGACGGAACTGCCGCCCACATACCATCCTTAGTAACATACCCACTCGGTTGTCCAACCTTTGGGTCTAGTAAAGACGGAAATGTAGTCGGATAGAAAGTTTGATAATTTTGTTTTCTTGCCACTAGAAAATAGCATTAACACTAATAATTCTAGCATTTGGATTTCTAGCAAGTGCAACTTGTCTTGCTTCTTGATAGTCAACTGCTCTTACCTCTTCAGTAAAAACTTGACCTGCAACGATGAGTTCTACTTTGACTCTCATTTGTGATTCTCCTTTGTTTACTCTTCTATTATATAAGATCAAGAATGTTTATAGTGGGTTCTTGTGCCACTTCTTGAACTGGTTGATAATCTTGTATTCTTTTCTGAATTAAGTTACCATAGTCTTCATTGAGTTCACACCCAATATAATAACGATTGAGTGATTTTGCTACTGCCGCTGTAGTTCCTGCACCCATAAATGGGTCAAGTACTGTGTCTCCTTCTTCACTCCCTGCTTTGATGCAAGGTTCGATTAAGTCAGGTGGATATGTTGCAAAATGCGCCTCTTTGTATGGTTTAACAGTAACAGACCAAACAGATCGTTTATTCTTTGTGTTTGACACAACGACTTCATCAGTTTTTAACTCGTAGTAAGTCAATCCTTCATCCATCACACTAGAGTCATCTATGTACTCTCGTACCTTTTTCCAATCTTCGATGCTTGGATATGAAAAACCAGACTCATCAAATCTAAACCAATGCTCTATTTTTGTGAGTGGAATATCAGTATGCTCTGCTAATATTTTTGCTTTGGTTTTTGATCTTAAAAATTCAACAAACTCTTGTTGTGTTGGTAATTTAGTGCGAACTGCAATTAAATTATCTCCACGATTTGCATGGATACCCTGTCTGTGTTTTGCTTCATTCTCTTGTGAACCATACTTACCATGTGATTTTTCTTCTGCTAACCAAACAGACCGTTTGTTTTTTGTAGGATAAGACTTGGTAAGCCCACTATGAGGAGCCAAGCCACTACCAGGATTGTGGTACTTACCATTTGTGCGATCTCTTGTTCCCCAATCTTTTGCGGGTTCTTTAATTGCTTCATTGTCATAAAAATACTTTTTACTCTTGCTCAATAGAAATATGTACTCATGTGCTTTAGTACATCTATCCTTGACACTCTCAGGCATAGGATTGGGTTTATGCCATATGATATCTTGTCTTAGATACCAACCATCCGCACGTAATGCGAATGCTAACATCCAAGGTATGCCTATCAAGTCTTTTTGTTTCAATCCTTCTAGTTTATTACCTCTCACTGGTGTACTCTGTGGTAAATCCTGTCTAGTTTTAGATACTGTCTGTTTAGGATAGTTACCATCACTACGATAGTTATAGTATGAATCTCCTATGTTCAACCATAATGTACCATCATCCGTAAGACAATCACGGACTAATGAGAACACCTTGACCATTTCTTTCACATAATCTTCTGGTGTCTGCTCTAATCCAATTTGACTATCTTGTCTTATTGCACCACACTTAGGGCAAACAGATTTGTAAATGGCATCTCCCACTCCTGCCATGTCATCATGGTTCTTGTGTCCTGTGTTACAATTCTCAGGTTTGACTTTTGTATCTCTCCTATGATTGCAATTTGGGTCGCCACCTATCCACGTTGCTGTACCATAGTCACGTAGACCATAATAAGGAGGTGATGTCACACACATCCGTGCTTTTGTATCAGAGGTTGCAATTGTTTTGAGTGACTCACGACAATCGCCAAATAATATAAGGTCTTTCATTTAGATTTTGTTAGTGTGCTTCCAATCACATCGGTATATACAAATATTACATTGTCCTACACCATGTAGTGTATCATTATCTTCCCATTGTTTAACGCATAGCGTGAAATAGTCAGAACTTATGAATGTAATGAAACCTGTCTCATGCAACAGTTCTCTTTTTACTTCCACACGTTCTCCCACATTAAATGGGAACTTGCTCATAATGAACTACCACGTTGAAATCTTCTTATGTCTGACATTGTTATGTCAGCAGCATATTCATATGATTTAGATTTAACATATGATTCAACTTTTGGTGGTTCATCAGGTAATTTACCTGGTAATCCTGTTTCAACATATGGACGAGGATTAATCATCTTCTCCACTAGTGTAATAATGTCCTCACGTATCTGCATGAGTTCATCAAAACAATGTTGATTGTGAGCACAACCACGAAGGTCATGATCTGGTTTATGCAATGATTCTAAGAATAAACTCTTAGCACGTTCCCATTTCTCATATGAGGATGGTTCTTCTATTGATCCTTGATCTTTAGACATGGTTATAAAGACATAAGTTTTTTATAGAAAGGACCTACTACAACTCCTTCACTGTAGTGAGCATGTTCCTTGAGTAAATCCTTGTTTATGTAGTGAACTGTTAGGTCTGGATTGTCTATCCAGTTACTGTAAGTCCATGAACAAGAGCGAACATATCTGTTCTTCTGTTCTTCACATATGCGTACAATTTGATCATTCAATCTTTCAGCGATTGATTCAAATTTAAACTCTACAACATATATTAGCATACCATCAGCAAAAAGGGAAGAGATGATAGGTAAATTAACACTTACATCTCTTTCATATCTACTTCTAGTATAATCATTGAAACATCCACCACCATTTGTTCTCTTACCAGTATAGTTTTTAGGTTTGATTTCTTTCTCAACACCATTGATATCAATAGCATCACGACCTAATTTACCTGGTATAGTTTTACAACCCGCAACAGCAGCAGTTATCTGTTCACGTAAAGTAGAACTGTTTGGATCACCCATATACTCTTTGTATAGTTCTTCAAACAGTTCTCCTTGATTCTTAGTTGGTTTACCCAACGCACGATCTACTGCTAGTTTGAGTAGTTTAGTTGAGAACATTGTAATTTGTATTTGTGCTCATTATAGCATAAAAATACCCCCTGTAAAGGAGGTGTGTGACAGTTTGTAATAGTGTCTCTTAATTTTGCCAAGTTATATCACCAAGTAGATCAACAACATAAGCACTTATGTAATGATCTGCATCTGGGCATTGTGTCAATTTAGGAAACCATGATTCTGCATTAATACCAGCAGCAGTTTCATCGTCAAATCTAATTGTATTGTATATTCCACCTTGTTTTATTATATCCATAACATAATCATCCACAAAAGATTCGTAATATGTTGTCACAGTTGCTTTTTTTGTAGCGTCTAGACTATTATATTTGTCTAGATTGAAATACAAACATGCACACTGGTTCCTATTGGCATAATAAGATACCAAATCAAATAAAGATAGTTCGTTTCCCTGTATAATCATGGTGATCCTAATTCATTTTGTGCTTGTTGAATTATTAAATTCAAGAACTCTGTCTTATCATAAGCATTAGCGAGTTCATCTGTAGCATTTACTGTTACAGATTTGCTTATTTGATACTCAGTGATAAGTTGACTAAAGTAATTGGTCTGTGTTAATGATTTTAATAGTAAGAAGTGTGCTATCTTATCTTTAAACTGTTTGAGATAATGATTTGCTAATGGTAAAAACTGATCATCTGTTGCAAGGTATGCATTAGATGGAAATTCTGCTTTGTATATTTTATTATAGAACTCAGGTGATATTGGAAACTTAGTGCCTTCTGCATTACCAGAAAACTCAGGAGTATTAGTAATATCTCTCAGTTTAGTTCTATATGTAGTATACATTGCCTTATCATCAGCACTTAATGGACAATCAGTACACATTACCCAATCAGATTCATCTAATAAGAAATTTCTTGCAAGTCTTACACTCAATGGTGTAACAGTCGCTTGCCTAGCATACATTTGTGCTAGTTCTGTTTGAAAATTAGTATTCTCTATAGAATCAATTAGATACCAACCTTCAATTAATTTATCTTTGAGAGCAGTAGCTTTAGCATTATCAACTGCTTCCATCTCATAGTCTTTCCACTCATCAGTATTAGTCTTAAAGTTTCTTACAAACTTTCTACGTGCAGCAATATACTTATTACTGTCACTATAATAACTAAATGTTATCAGTTTATCTTTATCACTGTCCCAATCAGGGTATAATAGAGGGACTAATGTATCTTTCCAATAAGTTTCTGGAATAGGTTTTGCTGAACCCATATATGTTAATTCTTGTGCTATTACATCTAATTGCACTCTTAGTACTGGTGTTGACATTTTAAAATTATAGTCTCCGTCTTATTTAGTTAATATGCTTTAATTAAGTATTTACACGTTCTATAAGGATGTATTAATGGTACATCTATGTCTGGATCAATAGTAGCCTGTGGTTCAATTTTAGTTGTTGCTTTCATTGTTAATGTAGCATCACTACAACTAAGACCAGAACTATATGTAATAGAAGGACCGACTTCACCTTGAACTGTATAAGTTAATGAATCAACATTTTGTTTAAGTATTTTACCAGCAGTAGGAACATATACTAAAACGGTTGCCTTTCCATTCCACCATATAAATTCACAAATTGCAAAATGATCTGTATTACCAGCATTATCATTTGTAGATGATGCATCAGCACGTGTCTGTTCTATTTTAAAATTAGTACCTGATGCCTTTGCATTTTGTGGTAATGCAACTGTATAAGTGTACCATTTAGTATCACCAGAAGCACCATCCCAACTATTATTCAAATCAACAGCTGGTACAGTACCAATAAAAGGATCATTTCTTGATGTAGTTCTTCCTGCGATAATAGTATCAACCAATATCCAAGTAGTAGGTGATCCTGCTGTTGAGTAATATACTTTCAATGATTCTTCTGATGCATCACCACCGTTTACACCATTTCCTCTCGCTGCTTTAATAGAAAAATGAGTAGCATTTGATGTATCTACAGGCATCAATTCTATCCATCTCGTTTTAGCACCAACAGAACTCTGATTATGGTTTCCTCCAAATAACACATAATTTGTATAGGCAGTTGCACCAGTAACAGCAATACTATCAACCTTATCAGAATTACCTCCAGTTCCTAGAGTTGCAGTAGCAACTGCGTTTCCACCTTGACCATTTAACACATGAACATATGGTGTCTCAGTATATCCAGATCCACCATTTGTTACATTAATACCTGTAATTAAACCACCTGTCATAACTGGTGTTGCTGTCGCACCAGTTCCACCACCCCCACGAATTAATATAATTGGATCTGCTGTTGGAAGTTTAAATCCACCAGCATTACCAGTTCCAGCACCGTTAGTTTTGAGTGAAACATCATCAACATTTTTATCATATGATGCTGATTTAATAATATCATCTTGTGTTTCAACTACTGTAGGGTTATCATATCCAGTAATAACACCAACTGTAACTTTAGCATATCCATCAGCACCATTAGCTGTAGTTCCTGATGTTTGGCCTGCCATTGATACACCATTACCACCAGAACCTACTTTAACTTCTATGCTTGAGGGACTACCTAGTTGAGCAAATTCCACATATCCACCCCATAGTCCACCACCAGCTCCACCTCCTCCACCTGGAGTCCAATAATCATTATTATATTCTATTGTCACTGATGCTTTACCAGTATTTCTACTAGAATTAGCAAGAGTTCCAGATTCAAAGTAAGTAGTAGAATAAGATGAGACACCTTGGGAACCACCTGCACCACCACCGTGACCACCAGATCCACCAGGTCCACCACCGATACCACCAGTACCTCCACCTCCACCGATCAATTGGTTAGGAGTACCGCAGCCACCGCCACCTCCTCCTCCACCGCCACCGATGCATCCATAATTACCACCTTTACCACCAACACCAAATCCAAGTAGTGCGTTTGTTGCTTGAATACCTCCAATAGATGAAGGAACTGGTTGTCCTACTTGTCCTGCACCACCATCATATCCATTAGAACCACCGCCACCGCCACCACCAGCACCAATAACAGCTGTTCCATTTCTTAATACTCCTGTGACTGCACCACCTCCACCACCATGAGCAGTTCCTGAACCACCTGGATGACCATTACCACCATTACCACCATCACCAGAAGCTGTTTTTGCTCCTCCTGCTTTTGAAAAATTACCATCTGCAAATCCACCACCTATCTCACATGTCCATGTGGCTGATGTAAAATTTGCTATTTGAGTTGATTTTAAGGATACATTTACTTTACCACCAGCACCACCATCAATATTACCATAATTTCCCATACTTCCTCTACCACCATGCAATTCAAAAGTAACTGAAGTAATTCCAAAAATACCAGATAAATTAAAAGTACCATCACTGGTAAAATTTTGAGTCTGAGTACCACTCTGTCCACCAACCAATACATTTATTCCTGCTTTACCATCACTATATGAACCAGTATTAGCACCACCAGCACCACCATCATTAGGGTTACTCGGATAATCAACATATGGCCATCCACCACCTGCTGTACCATCACCACCAGCACCACCATCTTGTCCTGTTACTCCACCAGGTGCATTTGCAGAACCAGTATTAACTGCTGTTCCACCACTGCTAATACCTCCACCAAATAAACCAGTAGTCGCTTTTCCACCTTCTCCACCATTAGCTTTTAAGAATAAAAATGATCCATCACCAACCTTAACATAACTTTGATTACCATCATTACCTGCCTGTGTACCAGCAGCACCCGATCCGCCAGCACCACCTAAAGTATATGTTAATCTATCTGGGTCTCCATTGATAGAATTTAGATCAATAGTATAGGTTCCAGGACTTCCATATTCAAAATCAGTATTATCAAATACTGGAACTCCACCTGTAGTAATATATTTACCACCAATAACAGTGGTAGTAAGAATAGGTTTCATTACAGGATTTGGTATGATAGTCTGAAATTCATAGGATCCAGATCCACTACCAGATGCGAGATAATAATCACCAGGTTCATTAGATCCATTTGCGAAACCTGTAATAGGATCAGCAGTACCACCAGCACCACCTGCACCACCTGCAAAATCAAGAGCATCATATGTTGCAACTGTATTATCTGTAAGAGGTGATCTTAGAAGACCATGCTTATGTGTTAATACAATACCATCACCAGTTGGATACCATCTATCAATTCTTCCTGTACCTGTCTCATAATCTTGTAGATATCTGTCTCCACTTGCACCACCTACCCACTCGTTAATGCCAGGAGTAGAAAGAAATACAATATGATTGTGTTGAGGAACACCAGAAAGTTTTTTCTCTCTCATTGTTATTGTAACATCCTGACTACCAATAATATTACAACCAGTAGTTTCAATTACCTGATCATATCCACTGGTAATAATTGTACCTAAAGAGAAATATTCATCTTGTTGATCTTTATCAAGATACCATGCACCACCTGTAATACCTGTTGATATACTAACATTTCCAATATTAGGAGAGTTGTTGCCATATACAGGACCATTACCAACTATTTTCTTAGCAATTAAATCAGGAACTTTAAATGTTCCTAGATATGGATCACCCCAATTCTCCATTACATTACTAGTATTAATCGCTCTTAATGTTCCACCTTCAAGTAATGGAGATATTCTCACTACAAATGTAGCACCAGTTCCACCAGATACTGATACAGTGGGAGCTGTAGCATATCCTTGTCCACTATTTGTAATATTGAAGAACAAAATTTTTCCATTTGAATCAACAGCTCCAACTGATGCTTCCATATTAACTCCACCAGCTGGTGCTGAAGTTATAGTTACATTAGAAGATGTTGTGTATCCAGATCCACCAGTAACTACATCAATTCCATTACTAGATCTTCCACCATATTTTGTACCAACAATTTCATATAATCCTGGATAATCAGCTATATTATATTCTGTCCCATCACAATATAAGTATCCTTCATGTGTATATGCAGGATCATCACCTGTGACATAAGCATTACCAGAATTTTCAGATAGATTTGGATAAGAACTAGCAGATGCCTTAACAAAACTATGATCGTAAGAATTTTGACCTGCTTTTAAGTTAGTTACAATAGAACCGATAGGTGTTGTATCTATGAGAAGATCTGTTAAATATCCTTTTCTATTATTTCTATATGCTTGTGTCATAATTATATCTTAATTAGAAATTCCATTACAATAAATGGAGCGACAGCAGAATCAATTGATTTTGATGCATCCGTTCCTATAGTCATCGTTGTTGATAAATTTTCTGGACTAACAGTAATTGCATCCGTTTTTACTTTATATGTATGATCACCTTTTTCTAAATCAACCCGATGACTATGCAATGTTGGATCACCATTTGGTTGTGATAAATCTTGAGTATCATACTCCTCATTTTGTACATCAGGAACTATACTACTATTACCAACCTGTTGATTTGATTGCATAGGTAACACATCATGCAAACTTGCATTGTTAAAATCAAGTGGTACGCCAGGAAATCCATTAGCATAAGTTACAGGAACAGTAAAAGTGTGACTTGCATCATCTCCTCCACCAGGAGAAAAACACCCACCAAAGAAACCTTTTACTGAGTTTTTATAACGAGCAGTGTTTTGTCCATCTGGTGATCCTGTTGCTGGTGTGCCTGATGGTTGATTATTTCCACCTTGTAATGAATATGGATCGTTATTAAGACATTGGTATGTGTATTGATTCTCACCTGGAAGCCAACCACCATTTATACAATGACCCCAATAAATTGTTTGTTGAAATCCCGCAAGTTGAGTACTAACCGCATTTCCACAAGGACTGACAGGACACCAACGACCAGTACGACATTGTTCTTGACCACTTCCAGGTTCACCACTATTATTTACAGTAGCATTTAACCAATCTTGTATGGCAATTGTTGTTGCATTTCTTTTACCAGTAAATCCTTGAACTTGTGGTTGATTAGTGCTAGGTTCATTAGTGGATAACAATCTTGATCTCTTTGCATCATGAAAATGTGAATGTGGATGAATAGCATTTTCTTCAACTCCCTCTATATCTGTATAGTGAGTAGGACCAGCATATGTCCATGATGGTTTGCCTTTAACAGGAATTTCTTGACTAGGTACATTAATTTGTCCTGAATATTCTATATTTACAGGACTTCCAATTGCAGATTCTACATCAATACCAATACCAGATCTACTAAATTCATTGCCTAAAGCATTATCTAATCTTATATTGTTATATACACCAGCATTAGCACCTGAAGTTGGTTCAGCATATTTAGATCCCATATCAGGAACCATAAACTGAGTATCTAACAAATTGTCAAAATTAGTACCATCTGCATTTTTTCTAATAAATTTACAATTAGATCCTGTTCCACAAATAGCAGCAAGTTGTGGATAATCTACTGCAAGGTATTTTGTACCATCACATTTTAAATAACCAGCAGGTAAATCATCTTTATTTCCCCCGTCATCTGGTAACCCACTATAATCAACTGGCCAAGTTATAATTTGACCTGACAAATTACCATATTTAGATCTTTCTTTAGTGTATAAAACTGCCATTAGTATGCTTTAATTATAAACGTAAGAGTTAAGCAAGGTTGTGATGTATCACATGCAATATTTAGAGCATTTTCAAGACTGTCTGCTTGCAATGTAGACCCATTTGCATCATCAGCAGTGTGTGATGGAGGTCCAGCCATTGAACCAATACCTTGAGCTATCTCAAAACTACCATGATTATGTGCTCTAAATGCTTGCTCTAAAGGATTTTTATTTTCCTTACCTTGATTTAATGTCATTGGGTATGAACCATGCCTGAACACTAAGGTTTCTGTACCAGTAACTGTTCCTAACTGATCTTTTACAGTGACTGTATATTGATCAGTTGTTGAATCATATACAACCTTCTCTACTATTGAACCACCAGTATTTGTCCAGTAAGTATATTTTTTAGCAGGATCTTTTATAGTAACAAACATTAATGGAGTAATTCTATCATGCTGAATCCATGTGTCTGGTGCAGTACCATAGGTTCTACCGATATAAAGTCCAGCTGGTAATACAATTTCTCTTGTGTTTGAAGGAATAGTTACACTAGCAACTTCAAATGCTGCACTTGCATGCTCTGGATCGTCAGCCAAACCATCAGCGGGTCTTGGTTGTCCATCATATCCAAGATAATTTGGTCTTGATCTTCTTTCCATTGGTCTTGGAAACATACCAATGTGTGCAGGTTGTTGATGAGTAGATACTGGAGTTGTAGCATTGATCTGTGCTGTATTTCCTTTACCAAATATATTTTGAGTATAAGTTTGAGTTCCTTGACCAGATCCTTGATCAACTCCTCTCCAGTTAGCAGCACCAGCTGGAACATTATTCCAATAATCTTTACCAGCTTCATTAGTAAATTCATAAAATCTATCCATTATTGGTAACGTCCACTCATGTGCTTCATCTCCATACATTGATAATTCAACAGCACCTTCATTCCATGATACTGGTTGAGCAGCTGCGTTAGCACAAGTGTTAGGTCCTTCTATTTGATCACAAATAGTTTCTTGAGCAGTACCAGTCATTGCAATACCTTGGTCTGTCTCAAACGCCATAGGTCCAGTAGCATTTGGATTAGTGGTTTGAAGTGTATCACCATGACTATGTGCTGGTGTATGATTAATACCCAATTTACGATTGAGCACATACACGGTTTCTAAAAAATCTGGAGCACTCAATGTGAATCCAGTAAATTTAAAATATAAATTACCAGCAAGATTTAAAGAAAAATCAATATCAGATGTTGCTGAATATGTTGTTGATATTATGTTAGTTTCACCATATTCAAACACTCTACTTCCTATCACAGTTGCAGCATCAGATTGTCCTTGTTGATACTTAGGATTTTGTAAATTTGCAGGTTCTAAATCCATCAACACACTTGCTGATAACTGAGGTAATCTAAATGTTGCTCCTGTAGTAACATAAGGAAACTCATAATGATTACCCTGAGCATCAGTCATATCACCACCATAAGTATCACCTATGACTGATGCTAATAAAGGATAATCAGCAGCACTAAGTGTATCACCTTTACATACAATCCATCCTTTTGGGATGTTAGATTCAAGGAACCCATTTCCTCCATCGCCACCCCAAGGCATGATCGTACCAATTTTGGCAGATCTCATTGTTTTTATTGAATCGTATTTTACTGCCATTTATAACTCCATTAACCACCAACCTCTTAGTGAAGCTGGAATTGTTTGTTGTGATGTAGATCCTTCTATATCATATACACCAACAAAGACTAATCCAAATGCACAGTTACGTGTTTGAACTACCATTTCACCAGAATCCCATGCTACTGTTCTGAACTGGCCATTACCTGCTTCAAGTTTAGATCCAGAATTATCACCTTGAATTGCTGTAGCAACATTATTTATTTTCTTTGCTCTGATAATCAGACTTGTATTATATGTTAAATTACCACTAAGTTCAGTAATTCTAATCATATCACCTGTTTGTGGATTATCTGGTAGATATAAAACCATATTACTTCCAGATGTAGCATTGATTAAGTAGTTATTATTAGACTGTAGTGGGTTAGTTTCTTGCTGACCTAAACCAGTTGAAGCATCAAATGCAACATATGTGTGTCTTCTACCACCATTTGCTGTCCAGTATTTTTCAATACCAAATGAATCAATAGCATTGTTTTGATAAATTGTAAAGTCTTTAGGACCAGCAGTACCACCAACTCCAGCAGATCCAAGATTATCTATTTGGAATATCTTATCAGATGAAGACTCTACAGCAGTAACTTTACCTGCCTGATAATATTGATCACCTATGAACAGACTACCTTCACGAGAGGTCATCTTGATAGATTCTACGTTATTGCAGACTCCTGTAGACTGACAGTTTTCATAGAATATTCTAAGATCACCAAAGAAGTTAGCAGCACCCTTGAGTGTCATACCATTGGTATTAGTTATTGGATCTTCAATTGATCCATCACCTGCGTGTCCATCATCATTTGCAATAGATAGAATTAAAGTTTCACTATCAGAACCATACATTCTGAACACACCACTATTGATAGTAACATCATCATTAATGACTGTTTTACCACCATTAAACAGATTAACCAAAGGTGTAGCAACAGTATTTGGATTCCTAATAGACTTAGGCATCTTGATTGCATAGAAAGCATCAAGACTTCCATCAACACTATCAGTAAGGAAGAACTCAGATCCAATTCTGATGAATTGAATATAATCAAGTTTTGGTTGAATTAAATCAGCATCAAGTAATCCAAGTTCAAGTCTTGTATCATTAGTGTTAGGAGTTCTTGCCTTAAATGACTGTGCTCTTAACGCAGTAGTACCAGGTAAATCCTGTAGTAATGTTGTGGTTCCTATTTTGTTTAATTTAACAACATTAACACCGACAGCAGCTGCTATTGCGGTTGTTCCTTCTACACCTCTACCACCATTAGGATAATTGGCGTTAGATGCTGTTGGTAAGAACTGAGTTGTTGTTCCACCTATAGTGTTGACAAATGGGTTAGCAGTAATTTGTATAATCTCAATCTGAGAACTATCGTAAATTGCTACTAAATCACCTAATGTAAATGAGTCATAGTTTGATTGAATTTGTATATTTGAAGTTGCTGGTACGACAGCAGCTGCAATTGTTGTAAACGGTACTGAACCAAAATTAGGGTTGGTTGACTGTGGATCATGTTTATAAACATGAACTACATCACTGGTTGTATATGCAGCTGGTGATGTACCGAAGGATTCAGCAACAGCAAAGTGAATTCCATGTTTATTACCAATCTGTGTATCACCTGTACAAGTGTCAACCTCAAAGGTTTTAACTCCACTACCATTTGTTATAGTTAACTTCTTATTAGTAGTTGAATTGGTAAATGGTGTTGAACAAGTACCATTAATAGTAAGAGCTCCAGTATATGTCTGGTCACCATTGATTGTTACATTACCAGTTACAGAATCAACTTCAAAGACTGTTGTTTCATTGGAGGTATTACATCCATTTTTAACTGATAATTTTTTAGCAACTTGTGATAATGTAGATTTTAATTTTAAAATTTCACCATCATCAAAAATGTTATCAGTTGGATCACTTAAATCTCTACGTGATAATATTACATAATCATCTACATCTAAACTACCACCAAACTGTGCGAGATATATGTCATCTGTATCAAAAGAGTTAATTCTTGTACCATCAACATCTTGAGTTAACCATGTGGCATCAAACTGAACAATACACTTGTAGATAGCAGTTGTATCAGGATGTTTATAGTTAATAGAACTAAATGTTCCAAATGGTTGTCTTTGAACTTCAACATAGTATGGTGTAGTATTAATTTGTGGTAAACGAGTTACTCTGACAAATTCAGGAGCTCCTAAAACAAGAGCTATGTAATTAACCGTTGTAATACCATAATGATCATAATTAGCACCACTATTTTGTGGTTGGTATAATCTGAATGCTACACTAGAAACTTGAGCAGCAGCTGGTATGTCTAGACCATAGGTAGACTTACCATTTGGAACAGATGAATAGGGTAGAATAGGAATAATTTCACCAACGGTAGTCCATGTTGCAGTACTTAATGTAGGATCAGCATCCGTAGAATACTCAAGCAACAACTCCTCTTGACCAACAATATCAGGATATTCACCACCATTATTATTATTAGCAACAAAAGATTCAATTTCAATTCTTTCTAATGGAACACCATTATTACCAGCTGCTGATGCGTCTATCTTAGGAAGGATAACATAACGCTGATCGCCTCCATATCCATCCACTTGTCCAGAGAACCATAAGTAATCAAGACCACCATTGTCAAATCCACCTGAATTACCAGTACCTAAACCAGTATGATTTGAAGATGAACTTGCAAGTCCTACACCTTGACTAAGTGCTAAATGATTAGAACTAAGAGTCATGTCAAGAGTAGCACGAACACCATAACCTTCTGGTGTATCAATAAGTAGGATATCATTCTCAGTATAATATTGAGAACCATCCGCAGCATAAGGAGTTTTCTTTATTGGTAAGTAATACTTATCAGTACCTGTTAAATCTGGGAATGTAGCAACACTTTGACCAGCAGGAGTAGCTTGGAAGTTTACTTGTCCTACATTTGATGCATTACCACCCCATGCACCAGAACCAGCTGTATCAACTTGGTTAAACTCACCCGTTGAAGCGGTGCTACGAAGAACATCAATAATATCTACATTTTTATTGAATGTATTGTTACCGAGAATACCAGAAGAATGAGGTTCAATAATAGTACCTGCCTGTGCTCTTAGTGCTTTGAATGAATAAGAAGCATAACCACCACATAAAGTAATATCAGAGTTACCTCTTAAATATCCATCAACAAGGAGGTTATTTCTGACTGTAGTAGTACCACCTTGACCTGCAATTGTTATCTCAGAAGAATTTTCACCGAATTTAATTGTAGAAGTTGCACTATTACCAGAGAAAAATTCAACAGTTCCAGCAGTAGATTCTAACTTAACTAAATCTGACAAACCTCTTCTAGTACCTAACTGGAAATCTCCAGCAACCTTAAGTGCCTTAGTATCAATTTGTACGAAAGAGTCAGACTCAGTGCTTGCATATGCACCACCAAGAGTTAACTTAGATTTATTAGTATTAGGTCCGTCAATGGTATCACCAATAGTAATCTCACTGTCACCACTTGCATTACCAATCTTGATATTTTGTGATCCAGTTGTTACATTACCAATTTCAATGTTTCTTGCAGATCCACCAATCAATAGACCTTGAGTTGGTCTGGTTCCAGTTGTTAGACCGACAAACGTATTGTTATTGAATAATGTTGCTGTACCATTAGTAATAGTTGTATTAATATCAGCACTATTAGCACTACCTGCACCACCACCATTGACTGATATATCGTCTTGGAATACAGCACTAGCAGTAAATTCAGAAGTTCCAGTAACAGTCAATGCACTGTTCATATTTGCTAGAGTTGTATTAATACCAACTCTTCCATTATTTGTAGTAGAAACTCTAAATGTTGCTGCTGTTTGTGGAGCAGAACTATCACCACCAACCATAAATGCATGATCTTGAGCAGTCTGAGTTCTTGCTGCATATGTTGAATGAGCAGCAAAGTTTTCAATAGTCTTACCACTAATCCATGCAGTACCAACAACATCTAAGTTAGCAAGAGGATCAGTCGCAGCAGATACAAATGCGTCTGCATAATCAACATGAGCAGCACGAGCAACAGTGTTAATACCAATCTTAAATTCACCAATCTTCTGAGTATCAGTTCTAATTGTCTGAGCACCAAGTACACCAACTTCCTTCCAAGAAGCATTTGCAAGTTTTACTACAGCATTTGGTGTATTAGTATTGTTGAATACTAACTCACCAGCTGAAATAGTATCATTTGCAGAAATACTAAATGTGCATGTATTACCACCATTGGTAAATCCAGTATTAATTAAGAAAGTTCCATTAAGTTTGTTCTCAGTTAATCCTGATAACTTAATTTCTTGACCAGCAACCAAACCACCAGTTATGACGTTTCCATTAGTGACACCAGACTTCCATTGAATTGTAATTGTTCTGGTAGAATTAAAGATAAATTTCTCAATCTGAGAGGTGATTGTTGTAAAGGAGTTAGAGAATATCCAACCAAGTGAACCACTATTTCCTACAGACTCACCCTTAAGTAAGATATCTCCAGTTAAAGGAGCTCCTGCTGAACCATAAGCAACAGCCTGTGATGCATCATAAGTTGCATCTTGATCAGGTGTAATATTAGATGCTACAGATGCAACAGCATGTGTTTGAATCTTATATCCTTGACCAGAACCAAGTGAACCACGTTGGTTAAACTGGAATACACCAGCTGTTACTCTGTTACCTGCAATTAGAATATCACCATTAGTTTGGCGATTTTTTGTCATCGCAGTTCTATCAAGACTTGAATCATCCTTAGTGGAAGATACATTAGAAGTTACCTTCAATGAAGATAGAACACCAACATTAGGTAATCCTAGTGTCAAGTCTCTGACATCAGCACCAACATTAATAGTTACAGGTGAATTGAATGTGCTTGTTTGATCACCATTTTCACCGCCATTAACTGTGATGTACTCATTAAATGTAACAGGGGTATCAAATGTAGTAACTAAATTTCCTATTGCATCATCTTCATCCTCAGATGCTGTGAGTGATGCAGACTCTAGGAATATTTCTTCACCAGTAATAGCATCAATCTTACGATTACCAATATAAAGATCACCGTTAGAGTTTAGACCAGTGTAGAATACTAAACCACCATCCTGTTTCTTAGACTGTGCAAAGAAGTCTTGTTCTACAGTCAACAGAACTTCTTGACGTGCGGGTAGACCAGTTGAGTAGTTACCTGGACCAAAACCAAGATATTCAAATGTGTGGTTACCAGCTCTTGCGATGGATGGTCTTCGTAATTCAACGTACATGCGTTGATCTACAACAACCGTGCTGTCACCTGCAATTGGTATCTTACGATCTTCAGAACCAGAAGAAGCATTACCACCTTGTGCTTGAAGAATATTATTACCTGTGTAATTATTATTTGCAAGTGCTTCAGTAGCAAGGAAATCAGCAACAGATTCCTTAGTCAATGAACCTTTAAAGTCATTAACTGTAACTAAACCATGAACATAATTGTCAGCAGCAGAATATGTTTGACCAGGATCCTTAGCATTAGGATCAATCTGCTTGAACCATAATGGATCATTCTTATAATCTAATGGATATAACTTACTGATTGGTTGAGAGAACTTAAAGTTCCTGAAGTTACCTAAATTACCTGCACCCTGTGGGAATGGAGATATATTACCACGAACAGCTGTTATATAGAATATACCATCTTGCTGATCAAAAATACGTCTCTGTATTTCCTGAACATCATAAACGTAGAATGTTTCATCAATTTCACCAGCATCTTCTACAGATTCAACATAGAATTGTACGTTAGCAGCGTCAGTAATAATATCACCAGGTGTGATAGTATAAACTTTAGCACCATTTTGTCTGTAGTAGAATTGTGGTAAACTCTCTTTGATAAGATCCTTACGTACAAGTGACTTACCACTATCAGGGAAGTCTATAAGATCTGCAAATACAGAACCTTGAGTGAATCTAATATTATCTGTAGATGAATACTTAATCTCACCACTAACACCTTTAAGAATTAAATGCCATGTGGATGTATTAGGTACATTTAATGCAGCATGAATATAACCAGAACCAGATGAATTACCAGTCCATGTTACAGCATTGGCAGTTACAGATGATGTCTTATTAGCAGTAAAGTTACCACCTTGAGGTGCAGTTACCTTGACTGTTGTAAAGTTCTCATTCTTAAGTCCAGTATTTGTGATATTGTGATCAAATACAGTTAGTTCTAAGTACTCATTACTATTTTCTGTGTAGTATCTACCAGACTGAATAGACATTGAAACATAGTTTGATGTCTCAATAGTTCTTAGATAGTTCTTAGTTCCTGAAGTATCTTTTTTATATGGATCATAAAATATATTTTCACCAGAAGCATTGGTTTTAGTAATACTATTTGCAGTGAAGTCAGCATCAGTAAATCCAATAACTTCATTTGCGTTACCACTATCAGTTGTGTTAAAGAACTTCGCTTTAGTTACATTACCTGTGACTGGTTTTAACTTAATTTTTTGTGGAAGAAGTTTTCTTGTATCATCTTTTCTTGCCTTGATACTAAATCCATTTAGAGGATCACGAACAGACTTGAGATACTTAGGAATAACATAACGTAAACGATAGATACGATCATTTGCTTCTCTTTCAGAATCATCAATTCTTTCATAATAAGAGTCATTTGTTTTGTTATTACCAGAACTGTCACTGTACTCAGCGTCATGGAATCTTCCTAGAATACTCTGAGCATTTGAGGACTCATTCTTAACATTTAAGTACCACTTACCTTTATCACTAGTTCCAACATTACCATCATATGTTGGATCATAACGCATAGGTGACTCACGCTTATCTGCAAATACAGAGAAGTTGTAAGTTCCACTGTTTAGAGGAACAAATATAACAGGATTAGTTCCTGCTATCGCATCGGCATGTGTCTTGTGTATAGTAATTACTTTAGCAGTGTTGTACTTAGCATAAAAGAACTTATCTCCTCTAAGTCTACTGTTACTGTCAGCAACATCAGGATCATTAGCAGATGATCCACCTACGACTGGTAAGTTACCACCTTCATTCTTTCTGAAGAATACTTTATGTGGTGTGACAGAAGCATTAGGAACATCAAATATATGAGGAATATCTGTAATAATTCCTCCACTAACAGCAGTTGAAAGAACACAATTATATTCATGTAGATCATATTTGTCATCAAGAACAAATTGATACATATCAATCTCAACATCTGGATGAATTGCTTCTACTTCAGCTGAGTGTATGTAAATACCAGCAGCAGCATTATCTTTACTACTTGCAAGCATTAACTTAGTTTGATCACTTCCGTTAAATGTTGTTGTACCAGAATAATCTTCTGGTTTTGTAATTCTACCAGGTGCAATTACATAATACTCTGTATTAGTATCAAAACCATTTGGTAATCTTACATTACGTTTATCAACAGTAACATATTGATTAGTTGTTGTATTATAACGAGGTCTTGGAACTAATCTTATAGGTGTTCCAGTTTCTAATTGGTGAGGATTAGAACCTGATGTAGGTCCTGGTGTCCAATCTTTCAATCCCCAAATAGTTGCTCTAGCAGCAAGACTAGAAGTGGCACTAGGAGGTTGAGTTCTAGTTACAGTTCCTACACCAGTCTGAATGATTGTTGTAATATTAGCAAAGTACTGACGTATGGTATCAGAAACACCCACACATTCAGGATAGGTTGTATCTTGAGTAATAGTTTCATCAACATCTGGTGTATATGCAGTTGTGTATCTACCAGCTGGTAGTGTGAAGTAGAGATATGTATTGGTTGTAGTAGCAGTAGCATTGACAGCATTACCTGTTGACAATCCAAGTGGAGCAACAGTCCTTTCAATAGAACTTAAATTACCTTGTGTGGTAATTGTATCTGTAATTAGTTTATAGAGAGTTGTAATAGCAGAAGCAACATTTTGACAAGGTCCGTTAGAAATATTTCTAACTACATTGTCTAGAGAAGCTGGTGTTGCTACAGTATCAGTAACAATCTTGAATAGAGTATCAATAGTAGATTTGACGTTATCACATCTTGCACTACCTGTATGTCCTGTCCTAGTTACAGCAGCGAGACTCTCAGGTGTTGAAATAGCATTTTGTACAATGTTAGATAGAGTAGTGATTGAAGACTCTACAGCATTACACTTGTAAACTGACTGAGTACGTGTAACATTTTTGAGTGTTGAACCATTACTAATCGCATTTGTCAAAGTAGTTGAGAATGTATTAATATCACTAATTTCACCTGCTAGTTCTGCATCAGTCCAGTTAGCAGTACTAGCACCAGAGTAAATAATTTGATTTAGTGCAGTATGTCCACCAACAGTGACTGTATCACTCTTAATTATTTGAAGAGCAATATCTTTTAGATGATTAATAGCTTCTACTGTTTCAGTAATAGCATCAGGTTTTACAGCACCACCAACATATAAGTTAGCAGTATCCCAGACTCTATCATTACCACCAAACCCTACATTAAATGCAACTTCAACAACAAAATCTTTGATGTCATCAATACAATCTTGCTTATTACCAGTTGGAGGTAAGAAACCAGGATGATTAAGAATCATTCTCTCATATGCTTCTGCTGCAATAAACGCAGCATTAGAATTAAGAAGATTGTATGCATCACCAGCACCATTGTTTATAGAAATTTGAGTGTCAAGTGTAATTGTAGTATCATAAGTTTGATGTAATCCATGAGAACCAACAGAAAGAATTTTTTGGTTCTTGATGACTTGAGCTGCCATATCTTTGGCATGTTCAAATACTATGTTAGTCTCAGTTTCTTCACCAGCAACATGAGCACCAGTCTTATATGAGTATGCAGCATCCCATGTTTTGT